CCTATATACATCTGCGATAACTCATCCATGAATGACTCCTATGTAAATCAGGAATATAACTAAAGCCGTGACAAGGCCAGCGATATATCCCTCTACATATGTAATCATTCTGTTAAGATCCAGTAAACAAACATGGGCAGAATGAGTAAATAGAATACTGCAATTTGTATGCAGCTTTTTATATCATCGCTATTCACGCAACGCTCCCATGATGAACTCTACTTCTTCATCAGTGACTCTGTTTTTCCTCTGGCTTGGCGAGGCAAAGTAACTAGCGAATCCACAGTAGGCTATCAGGTCTACCCAGCTATCATACTTCATAGGATCGTTATTGATCCTTGCCTGTTTGACAGCCATCATTACAACAGCAACATCATATGGTGTTATGTCCTTGCCAGATAGTGTGCTTGCTATAGCTGATGCTCTATTAAATGATTCGACGAATCCACCATAGTCTGATCCCCGTTCAGATATAATCTCCTTAGCGTCATCAAGAATTTTCATCTGGCTTATCTCCTATCTTCACATGTATGTAGGTGAGGTCACTGCTGAGAAGGTAAACTTCTTCCTTTAGTTTCTTTACTTTCCCCCGCAACCGCTCAATCTCGGTGACGGCATCAAGCAATGTTTTATCTTTTTTTGAAAGGGGAAAATGCAAATTTGATGGCACATAAAGTCGCAACCGTTCAACAATGTCCATCATTCAGTCTCCATTGTTTCCGCTTGAATAGATCCACCGCGTCAGTGCCTCGATCTCTCTGGCCTCAGCGTCTGACAATGGTTCCATCGAGTTTGCGCTTCCAGCCTGACCGCTTACTGCCGGGGATTGCTGGCCCTCGGTCTGCTTTGATTCCAAGGTGCTTTGCTTCTCGTCGTTTTGCTTTGGCAACATTCCGAACATCCTCTTTTGTTTTGACCGAATGACATTTGATATGAGCAGGGGCGAGGTTATTCCCGCCATCCTCACCTCCCATTGCAAATGGTATGACATGCTCAACTTCCCAAGCCTCACCAACTTGGATTTTCCCAGAGCATATATGGCAGATGCCTCGGTGTGCATTGAACAACTCCAGTCTGCGTTTAGTGTTTAATGAGCGTCTGGTCATTGTCGAACCCGTCATAGATATGAGAGATAGCCGACATGAACTCTTCCTTATCCACGCCACCAATGGTCTGATACCAACTGACTGCGTTGATGACCAAGACTGTCAGGATAATTCCCTCAAATTTTTGGAGGTTGATCTCTAGTTCGTTGCTTGTATCGACCGCATCATACATAGCTTGCGTAACATCCTGGTCAAATGCCATCGCCAGTTCACGGTCCTTGTCGCCCATTGTTTCCAGCTTAATCATAGTCTCATCTCCGACCTGCGTGTTGCTTCTTCAGATTGTTGCTGGGCGAATCGCATCTTGATCCATTCCAGTTTGACTTTGAGAAGGTTGGCTTTGGTTCTAGCCTCGACCATCTCGGATATATATTTCTGCCATTCGTCTGATGCTTTGACGATCATCTCCCGCTTGTTCATTGCGAGGGATTCATCCAGTGCTAGCATCCTCTGGTTAAGGATTGGTGTCTTTAGTTCCTCGGATAGAGAGGCGGCACTATCAACATCAACCCATTCCTTGGCGGCTAGCCTGTATTGTTCTGCTAGATTTTGTGCCATTGGTGCTTCACTCCTGCCTGTTCAAACATATCTTTCATCGCCTCGTAATGCTCTAACCATGCCGAGCCTCTGATGCCTATACGGTAGTGAACTTCCTTGATGCCAGACTGGATGATGTATGCCGCACAATTTGCACAGGGATGCAGTGGTGTGACGTAGATTGTATATCCAATCAGGGTCTCATGAGCAGACAAGATTGCATTAGCCTCGGCATGAACTGTCCGCAGTAGCTTGGCATCGCGGGTTGTATAGACATCCTCTACTCCACGAGGAAATCCATTATATCCAATGCTAGCAATAGTTCTATCAGGCCGCACGATGACGGCTCCGACTTTAGTTGATGGATCTTTTGAGGCGGTTGATACATGTTCAGCCAACCCAAAAAACCAATTGTGCCACCACTCAGAATCCCGTTTCATGCAATTCTCCCCTTTGATGCTTTTGAAATTCGAGCCAACCTATTGCGTTCATCCAAAACTTCAGTGCTTATCTTTTTACCATTGCCTGATTTCAATTGTTGTATGGCAATGATAACAAGAGCCTGTTCGGTTTTTTCTCGCAAATAAGGAGCAATCAAAGCGCAAAAATTTGCCGCTTGTGCATCAGCAATAGCCCACCTGTGAGTTGCTCGGTGATTGGCCTTTTTCCCGCGAATGTTAAGCCGGATATTTCCACCAAAAGTATTATGCAACCAGTGAATGACTGGCTCATATGTGTTTTCACATGCAACAAGAACCTTGTGATAACGGTTGTTCCTGACAGAAAAACAACCTTCTCCGTCCAGAAAACCAGCGGCATAAAATAAATCTTCCGCAGAATATGTGGTTTGATTGCTCATCACTCTTTCTCCCCTAGTGCTTTGGTTAGTATACGCTCCCAAATTTTGCAGCTGTCTAATGCACCTTCTAAGGTTGCTTCTAAAACCGCCACACGCTCCCGCAACCGTTCAATCTCTGCCTCTAGGTTGGCGCAGATGGTTTTTAAAATAGCGTTTTCCCCGACCATTTGGTCAATAGCATCTTGTGCTTTCTTAGATCGCTCAACAATGTTCATCATTCTTCTCCATTGAAGATCTTGATCAACCGCTCGACCTTGCAGTTCTTGTTATCAACCCTGATGTAATGATCGCCACGCATTGGATTGATCCAGCCTACCATGCCATCAGCACGTTCTCGATGATGCGGCTTGATGCGTTTCAATGCACCATCCTCCAGAGTAAACAGTTCCATCAGTCGTTCCCGTGTAGGGTATGGTTTGACTGGTTTCACTTCCTTGAACACAGCAGATTCAAGACGCAGACCATGATGTGCTGGTGGACTGGGAGGTGTTCTCCCAATCCTGTGGATGTCGTGGTTGATCCAAGGATCAGTAGCCATGCGCTTGCTTTGAAACCCGGTCATGAGCGGATCACCAAAGTTGTGCCGCCGTTAGAAAGTTCTGCACCAGCGACAGGCCCAGCTTCCAATGCCTTCTTGATCTCGGTCTTGTTAGGTTCGCGCTTGATCCGCACCAGGTTATCAGGCAGCAGGGTCTCGTCAGTGATGATCACGGATGCCGCCTTGTTGCCGATCGACAGTGTAGCCACTGGCAGTTCAGCCTTGCGGATCTCGGCAATCTCCATCACTTCCTTGATCAAGGCTCGGTTGAAATCCTCTTGCCTCTCATATCTTCTCTTGCGGTCGCCCAGCCGCCTTGCTTCCTCGGCGATACCAGTGGCTATCGAGCCAGCAAACTGCGCCTTGCGGACGAGGCTTGTAAGGATACGGTGGAAGTCTGTCTCGCCCTCCAGCACATTCATCTTGAACTCTTCATCGTCGTTCAGTTCCGGGTATTCTTCCAGCAAGGAACGGATCTTTGTTTCGAGCATGGCGACATGGAAATTAGACATTGGATAACTCCTGTTGACGGATTGCATAAGCGGCATTGAACTTGGCGCGGTAATCGACAGGCCAGTAGCCAGCCTCGTCACGCAACAACACCTTGATAGACTTCAGCAGATCAAGATCAGACGCATTGGCAAGCATGGTCTCGATCTGTGACCAAGGGCGAATGTCCTGCTTGTGCTGCACATCCTGCTCTAGATCTGGATCGTCGCCAGTCTCAAGGCCGAGGCATTTGAGCAGGGCATATTTGACCGCGTAGGACATCGCCTTGCCCGGTCCTTTATCCTGATCGTCGATGCCGAATCCGAATGTCTCAACGTCGATGTAGTCGGATGGATCGTCGATGTTCACAAAGCGCACGACCATCTCGCACTGTGTGCGGTTGCCATTCTGAACGTGGCTGACCGTCTTAGGGTAGTAGTGGATGCCAGCCTCAAGCAGTGGGCCTCTGACCTTAGCCGTGACGGCATCATGGGATACGATGGTGTAGCGCATCCCTGCCTTCTTTTCTTTTTGAATGTAGGTGATGGTCTGCATTACCTTGGCAATGCGCTGGTGGATATTAGCGGCTTGCATTATCGTCCTCCATTTCGTCCATCTCATTGATATGAAAAGCAAATTCCTGCGAGCAATGTCGTGCAGTCATCAGCATATCGTCAAAATTTTCTGGTGATTTATCGTGTGCGTATGCCAAGACCGACTCGATCATGTCGTGCAGCAGTCCTTCCATTTCAAGCATTGTCATTGTCTTGCTCCTTTGTAATGACGATGTAGCCCAGCAGTTTTGCCAGCTTGTTAAAATCCTCATGCATATTTGCGCGGTGATAGTCGGCACTCGGCACGTTCCAGTAAACCAGTTCTGCCTTGGTCTTGAGGTTCTCTGCCGCCATTGCGACACTGATTAAATTCGTTTCAAACATCACGTCCTCCTTTGTTTGTATGCTTACGATAAAAATTAATTTAAGGGTTGTCAACTAGAAATTGAAGTGTTAAATAAAAAAAAGAAAAGGAGATCCCCATGTCACATATCGAAACGCTGTTTAACAAAGTCGGCACACGGAAATTCGTAGCAGAATCATTGGGTTGCAAACTGCACTCGGTTAATATGATGTGCTTTCAGAACAAAGTTCCAGTCAAATACTGGCCTGAGTTGATCAATCTTTGTCAGAGCAAGGGCATCGAGATCACGGCTCATGATCTTATGATCTTGTATAATTCATACAAGTGGGTAAAATAGTAGGGTTCGCTCACGCGTTCCTCCCTAACTGAGGCTGGCTTAATTGCTGGCCTCTTTTTTTTGGAGACATCATGATAATAATTTTGGACCATTATCCACCATCAGCCAATGCAATCTGGCGAGCAGTGCCTGGTCGAGGCGTGATCAAGTCTGCACTGTATCGGACATGGCTGATCGACCAGACCCTGAAGCTACACTTGCAGACAGGCGATAGGGTCGAGGGCCACTATCAGATCCACTTTAAGATCCAGCGGAAAGATAAGAGGCGAAGAGATCTTGACAATTTATTGAAGCCATTGCACGATCTGATCGTCGCTGCCGGGTTAGTCGATGATGACAGCTTATGCGACAGGATAGTAGCTGAGTGGGATGGTGTCGGTCAGAACATCACCATAGAAATAACGGGAGTTAATAATGAGTGACCTTGATTTTCTCAATAGATACAAAGACATACGAAATAAATTCCGCCCCGTTCCACAAGTTATGCACAAGACCAAAACGGGTATTGAAGTTGTTGATTCGATCACAAAGAAACCGATTGAGATCACTAAGCA